ATGGTATTACAGATTTGTCGCCTACAGATGTAGTTGTGCAAATAAGCGCAGATGATGTTACTTTTACAGACCAAGAAACACTACCAAATGTTAGTCCTTTAGAAAATGTTATTATAACATTTCCGTTAGGCGATAACACTTATGTAAGGCTAAAAGTAACCGAAGCAGGTACAGATTATTTTTCCAACTCAATAGATATAGGTGTAGTATGATAACAATAATTTCTTACCCTGATAATCAAATAGATTATTTAATTACAGAACCGACAACATCAATTTCAAGCAAGGTTGTTCAAAACCTTTGTGTCGATGTTTCAGAAGCAACTACTGACGAGTATATTGAAATTGTTTTTAATGGCGTTACAACTACTTTATTAATTACTGATGAATGTAGATATACGCCTTACGATATTGCTTTTAAAAATAAAGAGGGCGCGTTACAAATAGTAACAATGTTTAAAGCAAAGAAACAAGAACTATCAATCACTAAAGAGGAGTTCGAAAGCGACAGAGGTCAACCAATTGATGGAAACCACCAGTTTGTTAAATTCAATGTTCAAGGAAAAGAAAAGTTTAAAATCAATTCGGGATTTGTAAAAGAAGCAATGAATGAAACCTTTAAACAATTACTACTTAGTGAAAACGTTTGGCATTTATTAAACGGTGCTTATATTCCCTTAAATGTTTCAAGTAGTTCGTTGCAGTACAAAACACGTGCAGAGGATAGATTAATTAACTACGAGTTAGAGTTCGATTACGCATACAATGAAATAAACAATATATGATAACTAATGTTTACATAGAGAATAGTAAATTGGATTTATTCAATGACGAACCTATTGAGGTTAATTCTTCTATTACTAACATTGATGATATTACAAAAAACTCAACTGATTACTCAAAGAGTTTCACAGTACCAGCCACTAAAACAAATAACAGAATATTCAAACACTACTACGATGCAACAATAGACAATACATTTGATGCACGTGTAAAAGTTAATGGTAGAATTGAATTAGGTGGTATTCCTTTTAAGTTTGGCAAATGGAAACTACAGAAAGTAAACGTTAAGCAAAACAAACCATCAAGCTATACAATTAATTTCACGGGTAATTTAGTCTCGTTAAAAGACAAATTAAAAGATGATTTGTTAAGTAGTTTAGATTTGTCGGTGTTTAACCATGAGTTTAATTCTAACAACGTTAAAGATGGTTTAATCGGTTCATTGTTTGGTGGTGATATTATTTATAATCTGTTCTCTAAAAAGCAACTATACTATAATGACGATTCAGCAGATAACGTTAATACTGAAACATTAGCAAACATTGCATGGGGTGGTGGTGCTAATGTAGGTGTTAATTGGTTTGATTTAAAACCAAGTATTAAGATTAATAATATTATTAACGCCATTCAGACCAAGTACGGGATTACTTTTAGTACTGACTTTTTCGGGCGTACTGAGTTTTCAGAAATTTATATGTGGCTAAATTCCGATTCTGTTTTGTCAGGTACGGAAACAGAGCAGTTAATCGAATATAGTACAGGTGATATTGATGACTATGGTTATAATTTTACTACGTTTGTTTGGGATTCTATACAGTCAGCAAACCCTATTGATAGATATTTTTATAGAATATTTGTCACGCCAAGTGATTTAAACGCTCCTTATAAAGTTGTGGTTAAAAATAACGGTGTTCCTGTATTGGAATATCAAGTTGCAGGTGTCTTTTTAAGCGCATCAGTATATATTCCGTTAGTTAATGGTGCTGACACTCCGTTTAGTTATACATTTCATATCGTAAGTAGCGCCTCAATGTCTTACGATTCAGATTTATATATAAATAAATTTCCATCCGTCATCGCAAAAATAGGCAGTAACACAACACAAACAATTACCGCAACATTTATAACTACTCAAAATACACCTAAAATAAAGGTAATTGACTTTATTAAAGGCTTGTTTTCCATGTTTAAATTAGTTGTTATTGCTGACCAAAACGATAATATTTATGTAAACACCTTAAATGATTACTATGCGCAGGGTAAATTGTACGATATTACGCGCTATATTGACTTTTCAAGCTACGATGTAGAACGCGGAAATATTCTAAACACGATTAAATTTAACTTTTCAGAGCCTACAACAATACTAAACAGTCAATTTAAGCTAAATACAGGTGTTGCTTATGGTGACGAAGAGACAATTTTAGAGGATGCAGATGGTCAAATATTAGATGGCGACGAGTTTACAATTGAGTTACCGTTTGAACAGATTGTATACGAAAGATTAACCGACTTAAACGACAATGCTTTAACCAATGTAATGTATGGTGGAATGTTTGATAAAGAAATTTCACCTGTCAATCCAAAAGCGCATTTGTTTTATAACATCAATCAAAGTTTAGGAACTAAAACAGTAGCGTTTATTGATGATACAAATACAAAAGTTGAAATTGAAACGCTAAATATACCAAGTCATACACAAGGTTTTGATACACCACAATTTGCGTTAATTTTTAGCGAGGAGTTTAATGAATGGGATGGTCAAATAATCAGCAATAATTTATATACTAATTATTATCAGGAGTACATTAATTCTATTTTCAATATTAAACGTCGTACGTTTAAATTTAACGCAAAACAAATACCGCTTAGAATATTAACTAAGTTGCAATTGAATGATGTTTTAAAAATTAGAACTAATTATTATAGAATTGATAATTACACCGCTAATTTATTGAATGGTGAAACATCGCTTACTTTAATCAATTCATTTAATAATAATATCGATTCAATTACAAGTAGTCGCTTACAAATAATAGCTGATTACAAAGCGCAAACGCAATCTGTTTATATTAACAACATGAGCAATAAAACTTTTAGCGGTGTTCCTGCATGGCTAACTGTTACAAGTGTAGGTGATAATGTTTATTTTGAGTTTGACGAAAACACAACAACAGACCCAAGAGCAGACACGATAACGGTTTACGATTCAGTTACTCCAACACGAAAAGTAGATGTTTATGTATTACAAAAAGAACCTTAAATTATGATAGCACAAATAATAGATTTACTTCACAAGAACGAGTTTTACGGAGTTGGAAAATATACCGAAATCGCAAAAGGCGAAAGAGAATTAGTTACTAATTGGAAAGGCTTTAAAAGAAAAATAATAAGAAAATGGCAATCGAGAAAGTTGTAAATATAACCACTAATTTAAAAGGTGCTGACAAAGCTAATCAACAAGTTGAAAAGCTAAACTCCAACCTTAAAAAAGTAAAAGCTACTACAGGAGAAGTCACAACGGGTATGCGTGATAGTGGCAACGCTATTTTAGAGAATGGTGGAGCGATGGGCATACTTAACGACTTAACAGGTGGTTATGCAATGACTGTAAAAGACGCGGTTGAGGCATCGGTGTTATTTACTGAGGGTACAACTATCGCCACTACTGCACAAAAGATTTACACATTAGCAGTTGGAACTACAACAGGAGCTTTAAAGGCTTTGCGCATTGCTTTAATAACTACAGGTATTGGAGCAATCATTGTTTTATTAGGTATTTTTATATCTAAGATGGCTGAATCAGCAGAAGCCACAGAAGAACAAAAACGCCAGCAAGAAGCGTTAAACGAGGCTTTAAAAAGAACGAGCGAGTTATACAAACAAAACATAAAAGACTTACAAGACGTAACTAACGAGCGTATTTTAAGAGCAAAAATAGCAGGTAAAAGCGAAAGTGAATTACGAAAGATTGAAAAAGATGGTAGAGATGAGCGTTATAAAAACTATTTAGCCGAAAGAAATAGATTAACAGAGCAATTAAACGATAGAAAATTATCGGCAGAAAATATAAAATCTATCAATGACCAATTAACCGCTAATCAAAAAGAATATTTCGCATCAGTAGATGCGGATAGAATTAAAGATTTAGAGGGTGAGTTATCGGTTATTGAACAACGCAGACAAGCGTTAGAAGATGCGCGTCAAAAAGAATTAGAAGCGCAACAAAAAGCGCGTGAGGAAGCAGAAAAGAAACGCAAAGAATTTGAAGAAAGCGTTAGACAAGGTCAAATTGATTTACAAATAGCAACTAATAATGCTGAGTTTGAGCAAAATCAATTAAAAATTGAAGAAGCTGAAAGTAAACTAAAAGCACTCCAGCAAATTGCAGAGGATCAAACAAAGATTGAGAAAGAAGAAGCAGAGGAGCAAACAAAGATTGAGAAAGAAGAAGCCGAAAAACGCAAACTCTTTTATGAAATTACCGAAAAGTCAAAAGTAGACATTACAAATAATACTTTTAGTTTACTTTCAGCATTGGCAAAAAAAGGAAGCGCACTTGCAAAAGCGGTTGCGATTGCTGACGTAATACGCGGTCAAGTATCAGCAGTTTCTAAAATCATTTCCAACACCGCAGAGGCAAATGCAAAAGCCGTTGCATTATCACCGTTAACCGCAGGGCAACCATTTGTTGGATTAAATTTAGTTAGTGCAGGTTTAGGAATTGGCGCATCAGTAGCAGGAGCGGTAAAGGCTATTAAAGATATAAATTCAGAAAGTCAAAGCGCAAGCGGTGGCGGTGCTATTGGTGGCGGTGGAGCATCAGCACCAAGCGCACCGAGTTTTAATTTAGTGCAAGGCACGGGTTCAAATCAAATCGCATCAAGTTTAGCAAACCAACGACAACCGATACAAGCATACGTAACAAGTGGAGCAGTAACAAATGCTCAACAGTTAGAACGAAACATTGTAAAAGATGCAAGTTTGTGACAAAATAACTATTATTTTATTATACAGATATGAAAACATACTTAGCAAAGTTTAATCCAAAAGTCAACGGTGGTGTTTATGCTATTTCGTTGGTGGAAAATCCAGCAATGGAGGGATTGTTTATTGCGCTATCAAAGCAAGAAGAAATTAAATTCGCAGAGGTTGACAAAGAGCAACGTATTTTGATGGGTTTAGTTTTAGAACCTAACAAACCAGTTTATAGAAATCAAGGTGGTGAGGAATTTAATATAGTTTTCAATGAAGAAACAATAAAAGAACTTAGCCACAACTTTTTTAAATTAGGTTACCAGCAAAATTCAACCATTGAACACGAAAAAGAAAACAAAATCGATGGAGTTACATTTGTTGAAAGCTGGATTGTAGAGGATTCTGAAATTGATAAGTCCGCAAATTTTGGATTTAGTTATCCAAAAGGCAGTTGGATTGCAACTATGAAAGTTGATAGTGACGAGGTTTGGAACAACTACGTTAAAACAGGTAAGGTACAGGGTTTTTCAGTAGATGCTCTTTTATCATTAGAAGAAGTTAAACTATCAAAAAACCAAACTATTGATGGTTTAGATATTTGGTTTAAAGACGCTATGATGGTTAAAGGAACTAATGTACAAGATTTAAAAGGTAACAATTTAAAAGATGGTAAATATCAATTAATGAGCGACATCGTAATTGATGTAAAAGATGGAGAGATTACCGACATTCAAGAAGTAAATTTAAACACAATTAATATGAGTAAAGAAGCGGAAAAAAGTTTATTTGAACTTTTGAAAGATTTGCCAAATCAAATCAAACTTGCCTTAACTCCAAAAAAAGAAGTAGAAGTACAATTAGGTTCAATTAAATTGGCTGACGGTTCGCTTACTTTAGAATTTGATGGAGAGGTGATGACGCCTGACGGTGCGGTTTGGATTATGTCTGACGATGGAACAAAAGTTCCTGCACCAATCGGAGAGCATTTATTGGAAGATGAAAGCACTTTGATAATCACCGAAGAGGGTAAAATTGGAGAGGTAAAACCTAAAGCAATGGAACAAATGGCAGGCGAACAACCACCATCAAACAACGACGCACAAATTGCTGAGGAAATTTCAACTGCAATTAAAAGTATTTTGATTAAGTACTCAGAAATTCAAGAAGAATTAAAAGAGGTTAGAACTGAATTAAAATCAGCACAAGAAGATTTGATTGAATTAGGAAAACAACCTGCATCAAAAGGAATCACCCAACCCGAAGCAGTGGTTGATTTATCGAAAATGGGTAAAAAAGAAAGATTATTTCACACAATTAACAACCAAAAAAATTAACTATGTCAACAACAAGAACAGGGACAGTATTTGGAGATAACGAAGTAGTAGTTGACACTATTACAGGCGCAATTACTTTGAGCGCAAGCGATAGCGGTAAAGAATATACTTTATCAGCATCAGCAGGAGCGCAAATCACATTACCAGCCGTAACGGCAAAAGGTTTTAAAGCAAAGTTTACAATCGGAAGTGCATTTGCAACAACCAATTGGACTATCAAATCAGCAACTAACGTAATTCAAGGAAGCGCAGACGTAAATAGTACACTTGTGCCAGGAGCAAACGAAAATACAATATCATTTGTAGCAACCGCTGAAACAATTGGAGATTTTGTAGAAATCTACTCAGATGGAACAAATTTTTACGCTTACGGAATTGGTGCAGGCGCAGGTTCAATAACATTCACTGTAGTTTAACAATAATAAAATAACAAAATATAAATGGCAACAACAACAACGGTAACATCAAATTATGCAGGCAGAGAAGCAGGTGTAATTGTAGGGCAAGCGTTTAAAGAAGCAGATACAATTTCAAAAGGATTTGTAACTGTTTTCGACAACATTAACTTCAAACTTAATTTAAGAAAAATTGAGTTAACAGGTGGAAAAAGAGAGTATTCTTGTGGGTTTATTCCACAAGGTGCAATCGTACTTTCTGAAAAAGTTTTAGAGCCTAAAAAATTCAAAGACGACTTCTCAGTATGTAAAGAAGATTTCAGAGCGCAATGGTCAGGAGATACAGAGGGAGCGTCAGCAAGCAATCCAAACATGCCTTCTGATATTATGGATGCGATTTTGGTTGAAAAACTTGCACAAACCGCTGAGGAATTAGATGATAATATTTGGAATGGTGTAGCAACTAATAATGATGAGTTCGACGGACTCTTAACTTTATGGGAGTCAGATTCAGAAGTAATTGATATTGATTTAGCAGACCCAACAACAGAAGCGAATGTTGAAGCAAATCTTAAATTAGCATTAGCAGGTATACCAATTGCGCTAAGAAGAAAAACTTTAAAAGTTGGTATTTCTCCTGATATTGCACAAGCCTACAATTTCCTTTTAATTTCAAAAGGTATTTTAAATGGATTGGGCGGTAATGCAAACACAAACTCAATCGTAGGAAGTTACAGTTTAGAAGTTCTTAACGGATTACCTACAAATACAATCGTAATTGCAGAGCCTAAAAACTTAATCTTCGGAACAGGATTGTTAGCAGACCACAACCAAGTAACAATGAAAGACGAAGACGAAATTGGTCTTTTAACAGGGTTAGTTCGTGGAACAATGGTTTACAATGCAGGTGTGCAATACTACAACGGTGCTGAAATCGTTTGGGCAAGACCAATAGCATAATTAAGTAACAAAGGCGGTTTAGTTACCGCCTTTCCAAAACATATAATATATGGCTTGTGATATTAACGCAGGTAGATTAAAAGCCTGTAAACAAAACTTAGGCGGTGTTGGTCGATTATTTTTATTTAATTATGTTCCTGACCCGTTCACAGTAGCGAGTGGTGTAGCAACTGCAATTAACCCCGATTTAACCGAAGTTTTTGAGTATGAAATTGAGGGCGATGGCAATAACGTTGCTGAGAATATGGTTTCCGATAGAAATACAGGAACTACAGTAAACACCCAAACTATTACTATTGCTTTAAAGAAAATAGACGCGACAACATCAGCACAATTAAATCTTTTAGCTTATGGATTTCCAATGGCAGTGGTAAAAGACAGAAACGGAATTTATCACGCTTTAGGGATTGACGATGGTATTGACTTTCAAGTTGCTCAAAATACAGGTGGCGCAAAAACTGAAATGAACGGCTATATTTTAACAGGTGTTGCAACTACAGGGTCGCTTTCACCTAAATTAGATAGCGGAACAGTAAGCGCATTTTTAGCATTACTACCTTAATTTTTTAATCGTTATTTATTAAAGCCTTATTGTGACAAATAAGGCTTTTTTTAATTATATAGATATGAATGTAGTAAATCCAAATGACACAACTCATGTAATATCAATTGTACCTCGTTATAATTTAGGTGAGGGTGTGGCTACTCTAAATCTATATAATGAAGTTACACAATTAGATGAAGATATAGAATTTAGTTATTCAGGTGTTGATGGTAAGTATCTTATTGAGTTTCATTTTACATTTTCTGAGGGCGACAGATACCAAATAAGAATAACAGAAAATTTAGGCGTAGCATACAGAGGTAAAATATTCGCCACAACACAAGAACCACAACAATACAATCCAACTGCAAACGCATATTATTACTAATGGAACAAAACAAAATAAAACCATCCGATATTACGCTTATTCAAATGAATAACTACGTAAGACCTAAAATTGAGGAAAATAAATCAAAGAATTGGGTTTTAAACGGGCGTAATAATTCCTTTTATAAGTATTTAATCGATAGGTATAATGGCAGTCCTACAAACTCAGCAATTATTAACTCATACGTTGATATGATTTATGCTAATGGATTGAGTGCCTACAATGCAAATACAAATACTGCTGATTGGGTACGTTTTAAGGTTGTTTTAAAAGATGCCGAACTACGAAAAATTATATCTGATTTTGTTATTTTTAATGAGTTTTCAGCGCAAGTAATTAAAGCAAAAAACGGTAAAGATTTAGGATTAATTAAACACTTACCAAAAGAGAGAGTTGCGCCGTGTATTGAAAACGAAGAAGAAGAAATTAATTTTTATTGGTATAGCCGTGATTGGTCGAATACCAATAAATACACTCCTTTAGATTTTCCAGCCTTCGGAACATCAAATAAAACCATTGAAATTTACAATGGTAAGCCATACAAAGCAGGTAAAACTTATTTTTCTGACCCTGATTATTTAGCAGGTCTTCCTTATTGTGAAATGGAGGAAGAAATTTCCAACTATTACGTTAATCATATTAAAAACGGCTTATCTTTTGGATATATTATTAATATTCCTGACGGAAATAGTTTAACAGACGAAGAAAAAGACGATTTAGAGCGCAAAATAAAATCTAAACTCACAGGATCAAGTAACGCAGGTAAATTCGTATTATCATTTAACGGGCGTGATGCTGAAATCACAGTTACTCCATTACAAGTTAATGACGCGCATAAGCAATGGGAATATTTAACATCAGAAAGCCGTCAGCAAATTATGACTGCACACAGAGTGGTTTCTCCAATGCTTTTTGGAATTAAAGACAATACAGGATTTGGAAATAATGCAGACGAGTTAAATGTTGCGCGTGAACAGTTGATAAAATTTGTAATCGCTCCTAAACAAAGATTTATAATTGATGCTTTAGAGGAAATATTACGAACTTATAACATTAATTTAGACCTTTATTTTAAAACTAACAACAATACAACAACACAATTAAACAATCACGCAGTTTGTTGCGCTGATGAAAAAAAAAAGACTGATTTAGATTCATTTATTGAGTTAGGTGAAATCGAGGACTTAGAAAGTTACGATTTAATTGATGAAATTGAGGTTGATTATGATGAGGAAGAACGATTTGGTTTAGCAAGTACAGGAGTAGCGTTTCCAAACGCTAAAAGTTCACAGGATGGAGAAGATTACATTGTAAGGTACAAATACGTAGGTAGCCAATCGCCTGAGCGACCATTCTGTCAAAAAATGGTTTCATCAGGTAAAATTTACCGAAAAGAAGATATTATTGCAATGGAAAACAAACCTGTTAACGCAGGATGGGGCGCAAATGGTGCGAATACTTATTCAATTTGGTTGTATAAAGGTGGCGGAAACTGCCATCATAAATGGAATAGAGTTATTTACCTTAAAAAAGGCGCTCAAATTGATGTAAATAGTCCTTTAGCAGAGATAATTTCGACCTCAGAAGCACGTAGAAAAGGTTTAAAATTTGAAAATAACGACACTTTAGTAAGCATTGAGCCTCGAAATATGGATAATAACGGATTTTTAAAACCAAGATAATGGCAGAATTTCTATTTCAAACCGCGCAAGAGATAACCGCAACCACTATAATGGGTGGGAATGTTGACCCTAATAAGTATGTTTTTTGCATTGCTAATGTTCAATTAACTATTATTGAGCCGTTATTAGGAACTGAATTGTATGATAAAATATATACAGAAGCAGATGCAGAAACTTTGACAGGTGATTATTTAATACTATACAACAAATTTATAAAACCAATAGTGAAAAACTGTGCAGTTGCAGAATACTTAACCATTGCATCATACATGGTTACAAATGGCGGTTTATTTAAACATACAGGAGATAATATTGAGGTTGTTGATAAACAAGAGGCACAGTTTTTAGCGCAAAAGTATAACGGCTACGGTCAAATGTTAATACAAAGGTTTAATAAATGGATTTGTAAAAACCCACTACCCGAATATAAAACATATCAGGATGAAGTAAATGCAAAAAAGAACATGAAAGTAACTGCGGGATGGAAATTAGATGATAATTTATGTTGTGATAGACTATGGTATTTGCAATAGATAGTAATTATACTCGAAAGTGTAAAGATTCACAAGGCGGTGTTTCTGAGGTTTATTTATTTCCATATATTGAATATTCAAACTCTCAAATTGTAACTAATGGAAATATTTTAACATCGTTCCCTGATACAACAATCTATAAATTTGAATCAAACAATATTCCAAACGCGCCCGAAAAACAAGAAACCGATGCAGGAGGAAAATACTTTAATCAATCTATTGGGTTAGATTTACAGTACAAAGATGACTTTGAAAACATTATTAAATTATTAAAGAAAGATTACCGTTTAATATTTAAAGATTATAATGGAAAATATCGTATTTTTGGATTGTACAATGGTTTATTTTGCGATTCGGTAGAGTACACAACAGGAAATAGTAAAAGCGATTTTAACGGCTTTAAATTAAGTTTTAACGGTAAAGAAGAAAAACAAAGTTTATTTATTACTAATTTAAGCGATGCAGGTTTTAATACAGAAGTTAACTTTAGAATAACGCAAGATGGTAATTTTAGAATCACTCAATCAGGTAATTTCAGAATAACACAATAATTATGGCTAACGAAAAAATAACGGATTTAACAGATATTGGAACACCTGATAATTTAGATGTTTTAGAAATTGTAGATGTTTCTGATACAACTGATAGTCCTGCAGGCACGAGTAAGAGCGTTAAAGTTTCTGAATTAAAACAGAATATTAGCGGTTTAATGGTAAAATCCAACAACCTTAGCGACGTTACTAATGTAGCAACGGCACGAACTAATTTAGAGGTTTATTCGACGGGTGAGGTTGATATGGCTTTAGGTTTAAAGCAAGACACATTAACTTTTGATTCTACTCCTACTGACGGAAGTTCAAATCCAGTTACAAGTAATGGAGTTTTTGATTCCTTAGCATTAAAAGCGGATAAAACAGAAATTGCTAAATGTTTAACACTTTTATCAGATATTTCAACTACATCTACTTCTGCAGTTGATACAAATTTAAGTTATGCTATAGCTGCAAACGAAGTTTTAAAATTCACAGCAGATTTAAGATTAGGAGCTGTAAATGGTGGTTATTCAATTCGAATAACTGTTCCAGCTGGAGCTACTATTAGTGGAGGTTCATTCTCTGCTGCCTCAACAACATCAACAGCTAGAATATTAAACTTAGCTCCTAATACATTGAGTATAGCTTTACAAACATCATCTGGTTCAACAGGTCCTGTTTATGTACCTTTTACTGTTACTAATGGAGCAACTGCTGGAAATGTTATAATTTCATTCGCTTCTGTTGCAGGTTCTTTAACAACAATGTATGCAGGTAGTGCACTTTTACCATTTAAAACAATTCAAGTATAATGAAAATAATTATTAAAGAAGGGGATGGCATATCTATAAAAGAGGTTGAGAATCCTGTAGGATCATTCATTGAACTGACTGAGGAATTGGAATTGAAACTTAAAAGCTTCATAAAGCCAATAATAAACGAGTCTTTTGATGATATTATAGAAGGAGCTACTGAGGAAGAAATTGCCCAAATATCCGACATGAATATTCCACAAACGATCTCACAAATGCGTTTTCGAATGCAGCTCATTCTGTTAGGAATTTCTATTGAATCAATTTACCAAAAGATTAATTCTATAGAGGATGAAACTATGCGCCAAATAATATATACCAAATTCGAATATGCTCAGGAATTTGAGCGTAAAGATAAATCTTTGAATCTAATGGCTCAGATGATGGAATTAACAAAAGAACAAGTTGACCAGATATTTATTGACGCTGACAAAATACAAGAAAAATAATTTTAAACCATAAACACAATGAACGAACTAAATTTAACAATTACATTTACAACCTATCCAACTAATGCGCAGTTAGAGAAAGCGCAAGATTTTGCAAAAGGTTACGAACTATCGAACCCTAATGCAAAGGTTTTAATCATTACACCTAGAAAACCGAATTAATGATTAATTGGAATAACATAAATAACCGTTTTACTCACTTATTGATTTATTTGAGTAGGGCGGTTTTTTATATTCCAACGCTATTAATTATCTATGCTTTATTTTGCTTTTTTGGATTTGGAACGGACTTTATAATTAATAACGAAAAAACGCTTAGATTGATTGATACGGTGCTTTTTATTATTAGTTCGATACATATAGTTAAATTTCACAAACAGTACTTTAAATATCAAATAAATAGCTATTACGGGTGTTTATTGTTTATGTTTTTGGAGCGTACCGATATTACATTTCATTTATCGAATTTAATTTATCGTTACAGTTATTTAGCTATAATTTTATTCGTAATTTTGAAAAGCATAAAAGATAATAGAAAGTGAAGATTTTAACCGATACATTAATGGTTAACGGCAAATGGTCGCTTAAAAGACTACAAGTATTTAGTTCTTTTTGGGTGGTTGTGGTTTATATTTTTATGCCAGCATTTATGCCGAAGTTCCCCGTTAATGAATTTGCGGTTGCATCATTATTAGCATTGGGTGGATTCACCGCATACAGAATACAAAAAAAGAATGAAAACGAAATAACTAACGAATCAGAATGAGTGAATCAGCAAAAGACACGGCACGACTTGACCGAATAGAACACCATTTAAAGCTAATTAAAGAAAGCGCAGAGAAAGATGGTGAAACATTAAACAAAATTGAAAACGCTTTAATTGGTAGCGATATGAACGGACATAAAGGATTAGTTACCGACTTCGACGAAATGAAAAAGAAAGTTAATCTTTTAGATGAGTTTCACGAGGAAATACAAATTTATGTTAAGCAGCTTAAATGGGTAGTAGGTATTTTTGCTGGCGTTATTGTTGGTATTATTATTAAACTTTTCGTAAAATAAAAAACCCACCTTTGTAGATGGGTTTAGTGACAAATCTTTACTTTTTTGCGGGAAGCTTAAAATACAGAATTCAAACCTACAAAATCATTTCCACACTACCAAAAAAACACCAACAAATTTAATCGCTGGTGTTTTAAAACCAATTAATTATTATGAAAAATGTTTAATTCACTAAGATTGAATTTACAACCAATCCATTTTTTATATTTTGCTTAACGATTCTGTATTTAGCAAATGTAAGTTGACCAACTCGAGCAACCACTAAACCAACTCCTTTTCGGTTGTTTGATTTTCTTGGCAATGCTTTTCTTTTTTGGCTTGCTACTTGAACGTAAGGCTTGTCTTTAGTGATTGGATTCACTACAACACCGTTTTCTAATTTCTTTACGTAAGGTTCATTTTTAAACATAATCTTCTATTTTTTAAGTTATTAATACCGCTAATTTACAAATAATTCTTATCTTAGCAAAAAAAACGTCATGAAATTAAGCGAAAACGGATATAAATTAATTTGTGAGTTTGAGGGATTAAAGTTAAAACCTTATTTATGTAGTGCAAAAGTACCGACTATTGGTTACGGAAATACTTACTATCCCGATGGTAAAAAAGTTACATTACTTGACAATCCAATTACAAAAGAATACGCTTTTGAAATATTTAAAGATATAGCGGATAAATTTGCAAAACGTGTAAATGAAAGACTAACTAAACCCGTTACACAAAATCAATTTGATGCAATGGTTTCATTTGCTTATAATATTGGTACGGGTGCATTTACAACAAGTACGCTATTAAAGAAAGTAAATGTTAACCCTAACGACTTAAGTATTAGAAACGAATTTATGAAATGGACTAAAGCTGGTGGAAAAGTTGTTCAAGGTTTGGTTAATAGACGACAAAAAGAAGCGGATGTTTATTTTAGATAAAATTAATTAACTTAAAAAAATGAAACAACTTTTAGCAATTGTAGTATTTAATATCGGTGTAGATGTTTTAGGTTTCCCAAAATTCTTTGTACACGAAATATTGTCTAAACCCGTTAATGCATCGAGATACTTCGGTAATAATAAACGCAAACTTGAAATAAAGCAATATTATGAAAACTAACCTAATACTATTAACCGCACTTTTATTAATTGGGTGCGGAACACGCAAAGCAACCACCACCAAATCAATTGAAAAAGAAAGTAGCAAAGTTGAGGTAAAAGCGGAAAGTGAAACGGTTAAAAGTGAAACCGAAAATAGTAATGTTAAAACCACAATTAAAAAAGAAACCAACGAAGAAACGGGCGAAGAAATAGTTGAGGAAACAGTCGAGCCAAAAGACAACAATAAACCCGCTATTTACACCGATGAAAACGGCAAAACCCAAACATTAAACAACGCTAAGAAAACAACCAAAAAAACTAAGCGTAAATCGACTAAAAAAGAATCAACTAACAAGAACATCGATTCAATCGGAAAAACGTCTAAAAACGAAGAAAACAAGGCGAAAACCACAATTAAAGCGAAAGGAACTAAAACGGTTGCAGTAAAGAATAAAGAAACGGAGCGAAACAACACAACCGTAACTATATTTTTGATTACTGGTATCGGTTTAGTGATTGGATTGGTTTTGTGGTGGATTGGTAAAAGGTTTAAAAAGGCGCATCTTCGTTGTCTTTGAATAATTTTGTTTCTTTATAAATTTATTTCTAATTCGGTTTGAGTGAGGTCTTTTATGATGTTTTGTAAGTGGTGCAGTCCTCTTAATTTAACTCCACAATCTTTTATATAAAGCAACTGTTTTTCAACACTAATCTCAAACGAAAAAGAACCTGATATAAATAAAGGAAATCCATCAGTACTAATTGAGTTAAACTGCGGAAACTTCAACAAAATATCTTCTGATAGTTCTATTGGGGTAACTGTGCCTTTATCAAAATTAAAATAACCGTTGTTTTCGCAAAATCCATTATTTGCTTGACCTATTTCGCAAATAGTATCTACTTCTCCATTAAACAACACTTTGTTTTTCAAACGCAATTCACTATCTTTTAATTCCATAATTTCAAATATTTTTAAGTTAATAGTTCAAAGATAAGAAAAAAGATTAAAATAGATTAGGTAATCTTTCACGAACTTTAGCAAAAACAAAGTGTTGTAACGTTTTAAAATTAATAGTTGGATTACGATGCTCTTTTACAAAGTTCCAGCATTCCTCTTTTACTAACTCGTAAAAAACCGTATTTAACAATCTCGGAATCATTTTAGAAGTCCATCCGATTTCATTTTCAATTTTAGCAAATTCTTTTTCACATAATGCAGTAGTTACAAATTTTTCAGCAAGATCTTCTTCAATCATTTTCTTACCCTCGATTGTAGATTTACCCATTTCTTTAGCGTGTTTTTCCTTAAACTCACTTGTTACGATTTCTGCCCACGTTTTACGCCCGTATTTGTTTTTAAAATCGTAGTTTTTTAAAACTATTCCCTCTCCGTAACCTTTACCATCTTCTATTAAAAAATCATTCTTCATTAATTGATTAACCAACTGCTTGTAGTTGCTATTTCTAATAACTGCAATAGGTGGTATAAAATCAATATTGTGTTTTTCTAATAATGGTTTATAATCGTTGTAGTGTAGGTAAGTAAATTTTTCATCGCTTTCGTGAGTTAATTCACTTTCGTGTCTATCAATTACAACTTCAAAAACGTAAAATCTTCGCCACGCATCCGCACGATATGTTTTTAAAGAATGCGGAATTAACCACTCGCCAAAAAGTCTATGAGTAGGATTTTCTTTTAAGTAGTTTAACAAGTTTTCATTTTGTAAAACCCATTCTAAAAAACCACCATTATCTTTTTCAAGTGTTAAATGGCGTGTACGGCTACCCGCTTGTATTTGATTGTCGTGAAACCATACACTTGCATTCGTTCCGTCAATCTTAGGGAAAATAAAACATTCCCCTAACTCAATTTGCGCTACTTCGGTAGTTCCAAATCTTTCTAAATGTTGATACTTTTTAAACATTTTATATAAATTAAAAATGCCTTACATCGCTTTGGGGCTGAACTCCCGCCACGATATAAGGCTAATATTTTCACAGTGGTATATTGTTCAGCTTTCAACTACAAAGCAATATAAATCAAATTATTTTACCAACCAAACATTTTTTTATTTATATTTACACCACTTAGGCTTCATAATCCTATCTATTTTTAAGTTAATTCCGCACTCAAAAGGTGCGGTTTTTTTGTTTATGTAAGAATTTTACTATTCGCTAAACCCTTATAAACACTAATAAACTAAAAAAATACTTAAAAATATTTTAGACTAAGAAAAATTATATTATCTTTGTAGGGTAGAAATGAAATAATAACACTTAAAAAATAGAGATTATGACAGCAACACTTTTACTAAGACTAACACAACCATCAAACTTTGTAGCTGATAAAGTTTTTGAACGTACCGATTGGAAAGGGAATAAAACTACTTGCTATTCTAAAAAAGTAGGAACATCAACTATCACTTCTGATTCATTAACTAAATTAGAGCAAATGTGTAAAGAACATATTGAAGTTGTTGATAATGGAGTAAAACATTATTACGATGGTAAAACTTTTAATAACGATTAACCAAACAATCAGAAATGCGACTGTAACGCATATTAACTTAAAAAATAGAGATTATGAAAAAAGTTTTAATCAAAGGAAGCCACCTTTACAATCAAAGGCAAATTTCCAAACAAATACTATACACGGATTTAACATTTTGGTTTTGTGTAGCAATGGTAATTTTAGCGGGTGCAAAATGTATTTTAGCAATTATTAATAGATATGGATTATGACCAAAACACCACACCAACAAATCGAAAGCGTTTTAAAGCAAAACATTTTCACGGCAGATTTTATCGCTAAATGTTGCGGATTGAAAATAACGACGTTTTATGTTTACAAATCAATCAATAGCGGAAACAATGCTTTTACTCAAAAGCATATTGAAAAGTTGCAAAAGAATTTAGATAAATTTATGTTAGGAACAATTAAAGTTTAATGTTATGACAACAGAAACAATAATCAAAAAGAAAGTTTTTAATCGATTGAAAACCCGAATTGAAAACAAATCGGAATTTGAGAAGTTTGATAGCTGGATGAAAGAAAAAGTAAAGTCAAATTTTTATCATGACCACGAAAGAATGTGTAACGCTTATTTATTGATATTATGAAAAAACTATTCCACTTTTTAACCATTCTAAGCATAGGAAGTTGCATTGTGTTTTTTGCGCTTACTATTTATTTTTTCTTAATCGGAGAAATATTAAAATCATTTAACTGCATTATTGCTTTTATATCATCATTATTCTTGTGCGCTATTTTTTACGCGGTTAACGATTGGATTAAACCTAAATCAAAATGAAAAAACACGACATACTAAATCACTTCAAAAACGGGGACGTTGTGGAGTGTTTGATTAGTGGAGCAACAGATATATTTCAAGATAATTTAGTAAATATGCTAAACTATCAATGGGTTTTATTAACTGAAAACACTACTATATTTTTAGAAAAAGACGGCAAACTCGCCCGAATCATCCAACACGACAAAACCGAAGTGTACGCACAGTTGGGGAAAGAGGTTTTAGAAATCTTAAATAGCAACCCGAATGATTCGGATGCGGGTAGTAAAATCAGAAAATTGTACGGGAAATGAGAAACTACACCACACAAGAAATAGCTGATTTATGCGGAATTACTAAATCGAGTTTGCGCGATCGTGCAAGTGTTTTAAAACTTGTTCCAATGTACGACCACAATCGAAACTTTCTTTGGAGTGATTACCATAAAAAGCAATTGCTAAATTACCATCAAATCAGAAAAGACCAAAGAGGGATTGTAAACGAGGTTAAAAAAGTAAACATTGTAAATGAAACGTGTTTTGAGGTTGTGTATGTAGTTAGAGAATCACACTTTTACGAATCCAAATCCAACCACTACACACCCGAAAAAATTAACGAAATTATAGCGGAGTTTGGGGAAAAAATTGTAAATTAGTAGGAACTTAGAAAATAGAAAAACATTATGAAAGCAGAACTTTATAACGACCATTTCCAAAACTTTAAAAGCTATCAAATACCAAAAGCACAATTAATCATTGCCGATATTCCTTATAACTTAGGAAACAATGCTTACGCTTCAAATCCAGCATGGTATAAAGATGGCGACAACTCAAACGGAGAAAGTGAACTCGCTGGGAAATCTTTTTTTGACACAGACGAAAATTTTAAACCAGCCGAATTTATGCACTTTTGCAGTCAGTTACTTAAAAAAGAACCAAAAGAAAAAGGGCAAGCACCTTGTATGATTGTGTTTTGTGCATTTGACCAGCAAATGTATTTAATTGAATTAGCCAAACGATACGGATTAAACAACTACATTAACTTAGTTTTCCGTAAAAACTTTTCAGCACAAGTATTAAAAGCAAATATGAAAATTGTTGGGAACTGTGAATATGCGCTTGTATTTTACCGTGAAAAATTACCAAAGTTTAATAATAAAGGTAAAATGATTTTTAACTGTATTGATTGGGAACGAGACACAACAACTGAAAAAATACACCCAACACAGAAACCAGTTCCACTACTCGAAAAATTGATAAAAATATTTACCGACGAGGGCGACGTAGTTATTGACCCGTGTGCTGGAAGTGGAACAACTTTAATAGCTTCAACAAATTGTAATAGAAAGTCTTTCGGTTTTGAGATTAAAAAAGAATTTTACAAAAAAGCCTTAAAATTAATCGGGGATAATAAAAATACTAAAAACGAAATCAAAACGTTAGGTTATGCCAAAACAGAATTAAATAAAATAAACCCTACTTTTGATTTTAACCCCGTGAACTAAGCGCACGTTAATTCGCTTAGATAACTTTGAAAAATAGAGATTATGGAAACAAAAACGCACATTGACAAATTAAGAAACCCGAACTACTTAGGCGGTTGGGATTTAATGGATGACAATGGTAAAACGATTGATAAAATCGTAACCATTAAAGAGATTAAAAACGAATCAGTATTTAATCAAAAAAATCAAGAGGAACAACAGGTAATTACTGTGTTTTTCCAAGAGTGTAAACCAATTATCTTAAATGCAACGAACCGAAAAGTACTTAAAAAAGTAACAGGTACAGAATACATTGAAGATATGGTAGGTAAAAAAATCCAATTAACCACAAAGAAAATTAAAGCATTTGGAGAATTACACGATGCTATTAGAATTGTAGCGACTGCACCAAGTAATTTAACCGCTAAACCTGTTGACGTAAACGCTTGTTTAACAAAACTAAGAGCGTGTAAAACCGAAGAGGAATTAAGAAACACTTGGCTATCTTTTACACCAAACGAGCAAGCCGTGACCGAGATTTTAGCAGAAAAAGACAAACTTAAAACTACGCTTAAATAATGGAATATCATTTTAATATTGAGCAAGGCACGGCTGAATGGTTTGAATTGAAACACGGTGTAATTGGTGGCACAAGAGCGAAAGGTTTGTTTACAAAAACCGACACATTGTTTTATGAATTATTAGCCGAATTAACCGAACCATTCGATGAGGACAATGAAGAAAGCTACACATCCGAAGCGATGGAACGAGGTAAAGAACTTGAACCGCAAGCACGTTTGGAGTTATCAAAGTATGTAGGTGTTAATTTTATGGAATGTGGTTTTATTCAAAACCCTATTAAATTATTAGGAATTAGTCCCGATGGTATTACGGCGGATTTTAAATCGCAATGCGAAATTAAATGCCCCGAAGCTAAAAAACATTTACGTACTTGTGTATCTAATAAAATACCGTTAGATAACATTCACCAATGTTTACACGCTTTTACGGTTAACGATAATTTAGAAAACTTTTATTTTATGAGTTGGCGTCCCGAATCAATTAAACCTATGTTTGTAGAGCATTTAACAAGGTGTAGCGAAGTTAATATAGGAACGGAAGCGAAACCTGTATTAAAAATTATTTCGGATTGTGTAGAGATTGCAAAGACCGAAGCTAAACGGTTAGAAAAAGATTTAGCTGAAACAATTAACAATTTAAAATTTTAAAAATGGAAATTAAAGGAAAAGTAAAAGTAGTTAAAGATGAGCAACAAGTGAGTGCTTCATTTAAAAAAAGAGAATTAGTAGTAACAACAGATGAGCAATATCCGCAACACATTATGATTGAGTTTACTCAGGATAAATGTGATTTGTTAAATAGCTTAGCAGTTGGTGATGAAGTTACCGTACATATTAACCTACGGGGTCGTGAGTGGGTAAATCCACAAGGTGAGACACAGTACTTTAATTCAATACAGGGTTGGCGAGTAGAAAAAGCACCCAGCGGAGCAAACTATTAAGCACCCGATGTTACGTTTGTTAATCCAAACTTTTGACCTTTACATTGAAAAAACACCCTATATTTAGGGTGTTTAGATTTAATTTTGTATGTTTGTAGTGTTGGTTTAGTGAGATTTACCAAATGTAAAATATTATTAAGAACCCGATACGGAAACGCCAATCTCACTTTAGGCTAACTGCATCGGGTTTTAACATAAATTAAAATAAATTATAAATGGAACACAAATTAACTCCAGCGGATTCCGCATTAATCTCTATCAGTGTTATTGAGTTTAATAGTTCGGTAGTTGTTATTAAAATCAACGACAACGGGAATGAACAACCAATAGCATTAAACAAAAAAGAACTCCATTCTTTTATCGGTACATTGCTTCACGTTCAGCAAAAAATGAAGTAATATGAACAAATCACTATTAAAAAAATTAGTAGATTGTGGTTTTTCTATTATTCCAGTCGATGCTAATAAATGCCCAATTGGAGCGTGGAAAAAATACCAAACACAAGCGCGCACAAAAGAAGAAATTGATTTACTCGATTCGCCTTTGTATGGTTTAGTGACAGGTTACAATGATTTAGAGGTATTAGATACTGATTTAAAAGTATTCGCAACACTACAGGAGCAAAACGATTTTTGGAACGAATACCTATCATTTTTGAAAGATAATATTGATGACTTTGATAAAAAGTTTGCAATTTATAAAACTAAAAATCAGGGTTATCATATTTTATATCGTTGCAAAACCATAAGCGGAAACACTAAAATTGCACGTTTAGAAAACCATAAAGAAGCGATTATTGAAAGTCGCGGAAAATATGGGATGGTTGTAATTTACGAAAACAAAATATCTAAATTATCTTATTCAGAAATACAATTAATAACGGAGCGCGATAGAGAAATTGCTTGGTCAACATCTAAAACTTACAATCACGTT